ACCAATGCGGTCTCGACATCCGCACAGCCAGCAACTACATCGTGCTGTCGAATGGGGATGGGAATCCAAGAGGATATTGGGACGGCAGTGGAAATGCCTATATCTCAATGGGCAGCGGTGCCGGAACATACACTGTCAAGAAAAATACAACGACTGGAGAGGTAACTTACGATACCTCCTCTGCGCGATACAAAGATAACATCCGTGATTCCAAGTACGGGCTTGCAGATGTTCTTAAATTGCGCTCAACCATGTTTGAATACAAAAAAGAGAAGCGTACTGATGTTGGTTTTATTGCAGAGGAAGTAGTTAACATCATTCCAGAACTTGTTGTTGTAAATAGTCAAGGTCAACCGGATGCTGTGGCCTACGACCGTATGGTTTCCGTCCTCGTTAAGGCCATCCAAGAACTTTCAGCAGAAGTTGAGAAACTTAAAAATGCTTAATACTTACGTCGTAGAAGGCGGGATTGGCAAATGCACAGCGTTCACCGCGCTGGTGCCGAGTCTTGCGGAAAAGGCTCAGCAGAAGATTCAGGTGTACACGCCGTACATCGATTGCTTCGCGTACAACCCAGATGTCGAAATGGCCTATGAGCAGTCGTTGCCGCTGCACGATCCGCGCATCATGGCATCCGATAACATCTTCTATTGCGAGCCATACAAGTCGAACTTCGCCCTTGGCAAGCAGCACCTGATTGAATCGTTCTGCGAACTGATGGGCGTGGAGTACGACCCGTCCATGACTCCGAAGTTGTACACGACGCACCTGAAAGAACGTGCGACGGAGTGGTTGGAGAAAAACGGCGTCACCGGCAAGTACATGATCGTGCAGTTCAGCGGCGGTCAGCCCCCGGTTGGCTGGAACCCGAACAACCTGTACCAGAGCAACAACCCCGGTCGGAACTACCCGCCGTACCTCGCGCAGCAGGTCATTGCAATGCTCCGTGCGGAGTTCCCGAACGTCGCCATCATTGATGCAACCCTTGGCAACGAGCCGTCATTCGCAGGTGCCATCAAGTGTCCCGAACACTGGGCCGTGATCCACGAAATGCTTAAACGCGCTGAAGGCTTCGTGAGCATTGACTCGTGCCTCAACCACTTCTCCGCAAGTGTCAAGAAGGCGGGGGTCGTGATCTGGGGTGCAACGCGCTGGACGCAGTTTGGCTACAGCCATAACACGAACTTGCACTTCCACATGAAGGACAAGTGGGACGAATCCAAGTTTGACCCGACCGATCCTCGTAATGTCATGGTTGACCCGTCTGTGGTCGTCGCGGCGTACAAGGACAAACTCAGCACCGGCAAGTCCGTGCCGGAAAACGTAACCTGTATCAGAGCATAAGGAGACTCAAATGGAAGACAACAAGCCGACTGCGGAACAGATCGCACAGCACTACAAGGCTGCGCTGGATAGCGTCAACCTGATCAACGGCGGCAAGCCGGAAGGCATGTCTGACGAGGACTGGGCCGATTGCGTCAAGCGCAACAAGGAACACCTCAACATCATGCTGGCGAAGGACTTCTGGACGAATGAAGACCTGAAGCCGTTGCAGGATGCCGCAGCGTGACAACCGTGCAAGAACTAGAGGTCACGGTGACTAGCCACATCGACGTATGCTCGGTGCGTTATGAGGCCATCCATGCGCGTCTGAAGCGGCTGGAGAAGCTTGTAATGACGGTCGGCGGCACGATCATTGTGATTTTGCTAGGTGCGCTGGGAACCATGACCTCTATGCTGGTGGAAGCCATCAAATGAACAAGCCGGGCTTCAGCATGGAAAAAGTCGTGGATATGCTGTTCCCGGTGTTGCTGGCTGCTGTGGCATGGCTCCTTGGCGAAATCACCTCGTTCCAGAATCGTTTGATTGCCATTGAGTCCAAGATACCGATTCTCATTACAGAGGATGGCGTACCCACCGATAGCCCCATCAGCGCAGTCCGTAGACAAGACATGAAGGACGACATCATGGAGGACATCCACGACCTTCAGGTGCGGGTCAAGTTGATGGAGGAGCGCGGCAAGTAATGGACGTCTTTGAAGTATTCACTCGTGCTTGGCCCGTCATTCTAGCGTTGATTACGCTGATTATTGTTTTGTCCAAACTTGACTTGCGTGTTGCCGTGCTTGAGGAGAAGGTGAAGTCCTTGTTTGATCTAATCAACAAAGGCCGAAAGGAGTAATTGGAAATGATGACGATGATCAGTACCTTCCTGTCATTCCTTGCGGGTGGCCTGCCCAAAATCCTTGGGATGATGCAGGACAAGCAAGACAAGAAGCACGAACTTGCTTTGGTCGCAGCGCAAAAGGAGCGCGAGTTGGCGCTGGCTGAACGCGGGCTGATCGCACAGGCGCGGGTCGAGGAAATCAAACTTGAGCAAATCCAGACCGAGACGGCTGGCGAGGAGCGTCAAGCCCTGTACGCCCACGACATTGAGATCGGCAAGGGTGCGAGTCAGTGGATGATTAACCTGCGGGCCAGTGTGCGCCCGGTTGTGACGTACATCTTTGTGCTGGAGTTGGTCGCGCTTAACGTGGCCGGTGTGTGGTACGCATGGCATCAAGGCGTGCCGTTCGCGATTGCGATGGAGAATGTTTTCTCAGATGACGAGATGCTGATCCTAAGCAGTATAATTTCGTTTTGGTTCGGTACGCAGGCGTTTGGCAAAAAGTGAAAGTCTCCGCCGCTGCCATTAAAACCATAAAATGCCACGAGGGCGTCAAGACGCGGCCTTACCAATGTCCGGCATTAATTTGGAGCGTCGGCGTCGGTCATGTCATTGATCCCTCGCATATTGCGGTAAAGTATGAAGAGCGGCGAAACCTACCGATACCAGATGGCTGGGACCGAAGCCTCGCGATGGACGAGGTGGACGCTATCCTTGCTCAAGACCTTGCGAAATTTGAGCGCGGCGTGGCCCGACTTTGCCCTGCTGCTCTTGGCAATCAAGGGATTTTCGATGCTTTGGTTTCCTTCAGTTTCAACGTGGGCCTTGGAAATCTGCAACGCTCTGGGCTGCGGATGAAGACAAACCGGGGTGATTTTCAGGATGCGGCTGAAGAGTTTATGAAATGGACTAAAGCTGCTGGTAAAGTTCTACCCGGCTTGGTTAAGCGCAGAAAAGACGAACGTGCCATGTATTTGTCGGGAGTTGTGTAATGCCTGCTTCGATGACTTTTACCAGCTTACAGTCCGACATTCGCAACTACCTTGAGCGAGGCGGCGCGACTGACCCTATTGTTTACGATCAGATTCCTCGTTTAATTACTTTAGCTGAACGACGAATTGCGCGTGAACTTAAGATCCAAGGGTTCCAGAATGTTGTGACAATGGCGATGCAAACCGGCGTTGCGGTGTATGCCAAGCCTGATCGGTGGCGCGATACGGTCAGCATCAACTACGGCACTGGTACTGGAAACAATACTCGGGTTCCTGTTTTCCCGCGCTCTTACGAGTACATCAGGCAGTATTGGCCGAATGAGACCGAAACTGATGCACCAAAGTTCTACGCGGATTACAACTATCAGTATTGGATTTTTGCGCCGACACCAGACGCGACCTATCCGGTAGAGATCCTGTATTACGAACTGCCGCCGCTGCTGGATGAGGCGAATCAGACCAACTGGCTTTCTGAGTACGCTCCGAATCTGTTGCTGTACGGGGCCCTTGTTGAGGCAACGCCCTTTGTCAAGGATGACCAACGTGTGCAGCTTTGGCAGTCGTATTATGATCGTGCGCTGGCGGCGTTGAACGGCGAAGACTTGCAGAAGATTGTTGATCGGTCTACGAACCGGCGTGAGGCATAACCATGGCGTCCTTTACACAAACTTTCGGCGGCACGACGATCTATCCAAGTGATGTGTCGTATCGCTATGTATCTCTGACCATTAGTCAGACGCTAGATTGGCCTTTAGAGACTGCTCCGACGAATGACGTTGTGGCGTCCATCATGGACATCAATGCTACGACGACGAGTCTGGTCATTACGATGCCGGATGCGACTGAGGCATCCACGGGTCAGACGGTGCTGTTTAACAACGTGGGATCAAACACGTTTACGGTTAAGACGAGCACTGGGGTGCAGATTTGCGCTCCGACTTCGGGCAGCACGTTTCAGATTTACCTGACGGACAACAGCACTGCGGCGGGCACTTGGCGGTCGTTCCAGTACGGGGCAGCGGCATCTGCGGCGAATGCGTCGGCTCTGGCTGGTCTTGGGCTGAAGGCGATTGCTACGACGCTGAACCAGTCTGCTCCGGTTTCGACGTTTAATACCAACTACACGACGGGTGTGAGCGACCGTGCGAAGGCGCTGATTTGGACGGGTGGTTCAGGAACCTTGAGCGTGACCGCTGCCCCGACCTTGGGCAACGACTGGTTTGTGCAGGTTCGTAACAACGGCACGGGCGATTTGACGATTGACCCCAATAGTTCAGAGTCGATTAACGGCGCTTCGACGCTTGTGTTGTCGCCGGGGGACTCCTGCATCATCGTGACGGATGGTGTTCAGTTCTGGACGATTGGTTTTGGCCAGTCTGCCATTTATGCCTTCAGCGTGTTGCAGATTGACGTTGCTGGGTCGGGTAACTACACGCTGTCGATTGCCGAACTGAACAAGACGGCTTATATCTTCACGGGTTTGCTGACTGGTAACCGGGACATCATTGTTCCGACGACTGCCCAGCAGTACTGGGTGAGCAACCAAACCACGGGTTCGTACACCTTGGGGGTTCGCACTTCGGGTCAGGCATCGCCGGGCGTGACGGTATCGCAGGGTGCGCGGGCCATCTTGTACTGCGACGGTACGGATGTGGTGGATGCTGATACGTCAACGATTGGTATTCCGCTTTCTGTGGCGCAAGGTGGTACGGGTGCTACAACGGCATCGGGTGCGAGAACCAATCTTGGAGCTACGACCGTAGGTAACGCGGTGTTTATTGCTGCGAGTACTTCAGCGGCCCAGATTGCCTTGGATCTTGACCCCATCAAGGGTGGCACGTACTAATGCCTTTGCAGCCAGTTGTTCTGCGTCCGCAACCCGGTATCAAGCGGGACGGTACGAAGTTTGAAGGCAACTATTACGTTGACGGGCAGTGGTGCCGGTTTCAGCGTGGCCTGCCGAGAAAGATGGGCGGTTATCGTGCACTGCAAGATCGGCTAGATGGTATTGCGCGTGGCATGCACATTCACAATCATAATGGATATACCTATGTCCATATTGGTACGTCGGATGGCGTGTTCCGGTTTCGCCTGAGCCAAAACGGCGCGAGCAGCATTGTCACCAATCGGACGAACCCGTATTACGTTAGCGACATTGATGCCATGTGGCATTTTGATGTGGCGTATAACACCACAACCAATCAGAACGAAATTCTGGCGCATGTATCGTCGGATCTGGAAGACATTTCGTCTGATGCCAATGGCGCTTTGTATCGCGGTTACGACAACGGCACGGGCGCTTTGGACTTGGTTCCTGCGGTCACGGTGTCTGGCGGAATTGTGGCGCTTGCGCCGTATGTGTTTGCGTATGGCACCGATGGTTTTGTGCAGTGGAGTCGTGCGGGATATACGGATGACTGGAGCGGATCTGGCTCTGGCGCTGCCCGTGTAACCAGCCAGAAGATCGTCAAGGGTCTTCCACTGCGAGCCGGTGCTGGCAATGCTCCGTCTGGTCTCTTTTGGTCTTTGGACTCTTTGGTTCGTGCGACGTATGTAGGTGGATCGTCCATCTTCAACTTTGACACCATTACCTCGCAGTCAAGCATTCTCTCTGGGCAGAGCGTGATTGAGTACGATGGTTTGTACTTCTGGTGCGGCGTTGACCGCTTCTTGATGTTCAACGGTGTTGTACGCGAAGTACCGAATCAGCTTAACCTGAACTGGTTCTACGACAACTTGAACTATGCTCAGCGTCAAAAGGTCTTTGCATTCAAAGTACCGCGCTGGGGCGAGATCTGGTGGTGTTACCCCCGTGGCAACGCTACTGAATGTACTCATGCTGTGATTTACAACGTGCGTGAGGAAACGTGGTACGACACCATTCTGCCCAATGGCGGGCGATCTGCCGGTCAGTATGCGCAGGTGTTTAGTTCTCCGCTGGTAATTGGTGTCATTGACACTGAGGCGACGCAGCCTATTTACCGCATTACGGACACGGGTGACTTGCGCGTAACTGAAGACGGTAGCCCCAGAATCATCAACGACCCGAAGGGGTATGTGGTGTGGCAGCACGAGTACGGAGTGGATGAGATCAACGGCACTCAGATCAGGCCGGTGCAGTCGTACTTTGAGACTTCTGACATGTCGCTTCTTGCTTCAGAAAACCCGCAAAACATGGCCCTTCGCGTTGAGATGATTGAGCCAGACTTTGTTCAGGCAGGCGACATGACGGTTCAGGTTACGGGCCGTGCCAATGCCAAGTCTGCTGAGGTTACGAGCGACCCACAGACCATTTACTCCTCTCCCCAGACCAAGCAGCAGCAGTTGGTGTATTTCCGCGAGATTCGTCGCGAGTTGCGCTTTAGGTTTGAGAGCAACGTGATTGGCGGCAATTACCAGATGGGGCAGACGATTGCTCACATCGAACCGGCTACGGGCACGATTCTGGGAGAGAACCCGTGACGCATCGGATTGTGGATCCGCGTGGCATTGAGTTGCAAAGTTGGGCGGATTCATTGTGCTTGGATTTGGACGAGTACGCGGTAATCCCGCAGTTGTACAATCCGCTTAGGTGGCAGGACTGGGCAGCGGGACTGGTTAGCATCAACGGTATTTCGCAATTAAATCCGCCGTCGCCGTATCAGTTTTCAGACTGGCGTGAATGGGCTCTTCGGTTTTACCAAGTTTTGGATTAGGTGAGTCATGGCTAATTTCTACACGTATGGTGACATGCCTGATGTTGAAGAGGCCGTTTCTGGCATTTCTTCTAAAGAGATGGAGTCAATCCTGTCTCAATACAGTCCTGAGGCTGCGCCTGAGATGGCCCCTGCTTTTTCGGATGTAGGTGCTTTAGAAGAACTTTTGCCTGCTGAACAAGGGATTAGTGGTTCCGATGAACAAGAACTGATTGCAGCCCGAGAGGCGCAGTTGGCTCGTGAAGCAGCCATGGCAGAGCGTGCAGAGGCAGAAGCCCGGACAGCCCGTGAGGCAGCGGCAGCGCGTAAAGAACAAGAGCGCATT